TCAATTGACTTACCATCAGCTCAATTAAAAACATTAACTAGAACTGCTATAACTGAAACATCAACTTCTATATCAAATGCAACATATAAGTTAAATGAAGATGTTATAGATGGTTATCAATATGTAGCAACCTTAGATGCTAGGACTTCATTAATTTGTGGAAGATTAGATGGCAAGGTTTTTAGATTAGATGATAAAAGAGGTATAAGACCACCGCAACATTTTAACTGTAGATCCACAACTGTTCCTATTGTTAAATCCTATGAAGATTTAAGAGATACAAAAAGCTCTAGGATTAGTAAAAGAAGATTGAGCAGGGTATCTAAAAGTAAAAGGGCATCTTTAAACGGTCAAGTACCTTCTGAAACTAATTTTGCTAAATTTTTATCAGAACAAGATTATGATTTTAAATTAGCTGTATTAGGTGATAAACGTAGAGTTGAAATATTTAATACCGGTAAGTTAAAATTTAATCAATTTAGCACAAAAGACGGAAGATTAGTATCTATTAGTAAATTAGAAGAGTTATTAAATGGTGCTAAAACTAAACCACCTACAGTTACTACCGAGTTACCTAAGATAGTTGTTAAAAATAAATCTTCTAATATAGAGATTGGTTACTTATTAAACAGAGGTTCTGCTAAATTAAGAAAAAGTTATGATGATGATTTTAATTCACAACTTAATGATCAACAGAAGACTATTGTTAATAAATTAGATAAACCTAAAGACATTAGGAATAGTAAAAATGGTGTCTATTACGCTCAAAGCCAAAGGCTACAAGCCGAATTAAATGCTAGAGATGGTAGTAAATACTCTAAAAAATCTGTTAAAAGTTATGTGATAGCTCATGAATACGGTCATCATATTGATTATGTATCTAATAATAGTAGATTTATATCTTGGTCTGAAAGTAATCAAGCCTTTAAAGATGCTATTATAAAAGATAGAAAATTATTTTTCGGGAGTAGTAAGTTTGCTGCTTTTGATAAAATTTTAAAAAAACTTGCTAATAAAAAAACTGTAGAAATATATAGTAAATACGATAAGACAAGAGTTATTGCTAAAACACAAATAACAGATTTAAGAGGTAATGGTTTTGGCGAGGTGTCTGATATTGTAGATGCTTTAGCTAGAGGTTCTTTTAGAAGAGACTATAATATGTATGGTCATAGTATTAGTTATTGGAAAAGACCTGGTGCTATAGAGAAAGAAATATTTGCTAACTTATTTGCAACTAGGCATGATAAAAAAGCTTATGAATTAGTTAAGAGCATAATACCAAACACAGTTAAAGAGTTTGAGAAAAGACTTTTGGAATTAGAGAAATTATAAGGTTAAGGAAATGATATTAACAAGAGAACAAAGATTAAAAAAATTATTAGACGTTAAATCTAATAAAGGTTTTTATGATTTGTATAAGGAAATATTCGATGAAGAAGTTCCTGAAACACAAACTAGAAACCCAAACGAAGAAATAGAGAATATCTGTAACGCTATTTATAATAATGAAAAATTAATAGCTAAGCCTCTTGCAAAAGATGCCTGGATATAATCTATATAATAGAATTTATATTTTGTTTATAAGTATAAGTTCATTAAAATATAACAAGGGCCGTGTCCCAAGGAGAAAAAATGACTGAAGAAAAACAAGTTGAAAAAAAAGAAACTGAAATTGAAAATAAAACAGAACAAGCAGATATTAAATCTGTTGTAGATCAAGAAGTTTCTAAAGCAATTAAAAACATAAAAAATAATTTAGATTCTGCATACTCAGAAAGAGATGCTGCATTGGCTCAATTAGAACAAGCTAAAGCTGAAAAACAAAAAGCTGAAATTGAAGCCTTAGAAAAACAAGGTAAACATGCAGAGGTTATGCAAATGAAACTAAATGAAATGGCTTCTAAACTTGAATCTTATGAACAAAAGAACACAGAATTGAGTAGAGATAATGCCGTGCGTACTCAGCTTAATGCTTTAAACTTTAAATCTGAAAAAGCAGCTAATATGGCTTATTCAGATATTGTAAATAGTTTAAAGAAAGATGCTTCAGGGAATTGGGTGCATGATAGTGGTTTAAGTATAAGTGAGACAGTGTCTAACTATGCAAAAGACGAAAACAATGCGTTTTTATTTTCTGTTAAAGCAAATATGGGAACTGGAATAAATCCAGCTAAACCATCAACAGGTAATACTCCTGTTAAAAATATAAAAGACATGACAACCGATGAAATGCTTAATGCTGTTGCAAAAGGGCAAATCAAAGTTGATGGTGAATGGTCTGTATAAAAGGCCAATCTTTTATAATAATAACCGTAACAAATATGTTACATAAATAATAAAAGGAAAAAACAAAAATGGCAATACAAAGTAATCAGTTTAATAACATTGCTCAAGCGATTGCAGCTTATGCACAAGCTGAAAGAGCAGATGCTGCGTTATTAACTTCAACAGCTTTAGTTGGTTCAGATGCTAGAATTACAGATTCTGGTGAAAATTATACTGGTACGTTAAGATGGTTAGATTTTACTGATCCAACAACTTTTAATAAGCAAAATGAAAATGAGTTTGATAGAAACTTAAATACAATGGATGTAAACAACAAATCTGCTGTATATATCAAAAACATAGATCATATTGCTGCTCAAGAAATGTCTATTCAAAAATTAATTTCTAAAGTAGACGGATTATCTTATTTAGGTTCTCAATTTGCATCTGTAAGAGCAAGAAGAGAAGACTTACAATTAAGAAATATCATGAATGGTGTAGCAGCTAGTATTTGGGGTGGAACATTCGTTGGTGCTTCAGATCCTGCACAAGTTGTAAACAGCTTTGGTTATTATACTGGATCAGACGCTAGTTCTGTTGTTAATCCACTATTTGAACTAGACACAAGTGCTAATACAAGATCAAGTTTCTTTGATACTTTATTAGATGCTATTACTGCAGTTAAAGGTGAATTTGAAGAACCTTTCTACTACTTAGTGACAGATACAGCTACTTATAATTTAATGAGAAAACAAAATGTACTTGACACAGCTCCAGTTGTAGATGGTAATTTTAATTTCAATACAATTTTAGGTGGTAAAGTAAGATTAATTATTAACAACCAAGCTTTAGTTGCAAACATTAATACTCCTAAAGTATCTTATTTAGCAAAAGCTGGTGCTGTTCATTATAGTGAAATTGCACAAATGAACCCAACAGCAATTGATAGAGATGAATTAGCTGGGAACGGTGGCGGATTAGTAACTGTTATTTCTAGATGGGGTAACATTATGCATCCAAAAGGTTTAACTTGGCAAGGATCTGCAACTCAATATCCTACAAATTTTGATCTTTCAAACCAATTTAATTGGAATGTACATGCTACTAATGTTAACCAAATGGGTATGTTCCCTATATTCCACGGTTAATTGTTGTAAATATTAGATACGGAGAAATATAATGGCTTTACAAAAAGGAATTAATTCATTTGTTACAGTTCAAGAGGCTGATGACTATTTTAATGATAGATTATATTCAGAAACTTGGTTTAATTCTAGTGAGTTAGTTGAACAAGCTTTAGTAACAGCCACAGGAATTCTCGATAATTTAAATTGGGGCGGCACGGCAGAACCGACCGCCTCATATCCATTATCGTGGCCTAGAGATATAACTTATTATAATCCTAAAATAGGTGACTATGAAGGTTTAGATGACGATAGATCTGAATCAGATTATGGTACTATTCCTGAAGATATCAAAAAAGCAACTTATGAGTTAGCACTTCATTTAATATCTAACATGCAAACTGCTGTAACAAATGCATCAGGGGCTAATAAAGTAACCGATTTAACGGTTGGCTCTATTAGACTAGCATTTGATATAGCTTCTGGAATTGATAATTATAAAGAATTACCAGATTCCATACTAAATATTGTTAGTAAATATTTTGATGAACAATTTGTTTCAAATAGTCGAGGTGTTAAAGTAAGTGGGGGTGCTTAATGAGCTTTAAGACACTTATCAATGATAATATAGTTAATGCATTTTCTTTAATTGGGGATTTAGCAGAAGATATACAATTTACAAATGTTAATGTTACAGGATATGATTTTAACACACAAACTGTAAATTCTTCAAGTTCAAATCCTATTACAATTAAAGGTGTTGTTATTAAAAGTTATAAAACTAATGATGACAACCCAAGAATAAATGCAGAACTTATATTAAAATCTTCTGATATTGATTCAAAAATATTAGATAATTACGATAGCGTAATTTTAAATAATAAAACTTGGTCAATAAATAAATATGAAGACAATGGTTATGTTTTAAACGTTGAAATAGGAAGGGAGGTTTAATATGGCAACAATTTCACAATTGTTAACTTCTGTAGAAAACCTTTTTACTACTTCAAATTGGACTTCTCATAACATA